ACTTGTGGAAGAAGAATATAACGGGATGAAATGCCCTGTATGTGGGAGCGAAAAAACATACCAAACACAGGCGATACATTGCAATCATTGTGCGGTAACCACAGAAATATAGGAGGCAAAGGAATGAAACGGGTTTTAATAGTGGCTTTGCTATTTTGTTTTTCGTTTGCTCAGGCGTATGAAATAACAATCTATGGCCGGAATACTTGTGGATTTACTACCAACCTACGCAATGAACTGACGGCATCAAATATCCCATTTTCATACTGTAATATTGATTCTGCCGGCTGTTTGGGCGCTATGTTCAGCGTGGCCATTGAATTTAATCTTGCTCCGACCGGCACGGTAAATCTTCCTGTTGTTTTGGTGATAAATGAAGGTAAACGGTTTGGGTATATTCGCCCAACGGTGAATCAAATAATGAAGGTGACAAATATTTCCGGTATTTATAATGCAATCGGCCTATACCCAAACCCTTCTGCCGGCACTATAAATGTTGGTGGAAAATCAGAGTTATACAATACCTTGGGCATCAGAATAATGACCACGGATAGCGAAACCATTGATATAGCGTCCTTGCTAAAAGGAGTTTATATAATTATCATTGACGGCAAACCATTTAAACTTATTAAAGAATGACGGAGTATGAATTTTACGGTCTGGTGAAGAAAATGAGAGACGCACAAACCGACTATTTTCATAACAGGACACCCAATGAATTGAGGAAGGCAAGAGGGTACGAACAGAAGGTTGATAATGCTATAAAGCAGTTTTTTGCGCCGCCGGAGACCCAAATAAAAATGTTTCAATGAAAAAGTACAAGTCCATTTACTTTAAAGCCGGCATCAAAGATTTTATGAAAATGTTGTCAGGCCTGAAAATGCCCAAAGATTATGCCTATTATACAATCGTTGAGATTGAGGATAAGTACACTCTTGCACAGATTACGAATGCTGCAAAGAGGGCGGCCAAGGCAGGCTATGTCCTCATTAACATTGAAGAGGTAAAAGAAAATGAAAAACCGGTCGAAATATCTATTGAAAAGAATTGATTGGATATTAACTTTGTTATTTGGGTATGTCATTATTTTGACTGCATTTATTGGATATATTTTATTTGTCGTCAGTTATGCGCTCAATGACAATTCATATCCGGCCGAATGCGTTGAATTTTATAAAATAGAAAAATGAAAAGGTTTTTTTTGATTTTGGCTTTTTTCTTCATTGCGGCCGCCTTCACAGAGGGCAGAGGCCAGACCCCTTTTTATAGGGCGGGAAAACATAAACTGGTTAAGAAAATGACCCGAAAACAGGTCAGAGAAATTCAGAAGGGCAAAACCTTTTATTTTCACAAAAAAGGCAAACTGAAAAGGATATGAGGCTGAAACTAACCAAAAAAACAGATTACAAAGAAATAATTATTGTTGGAGGGCCGGTAAAAAAGTTGCCGCATAACTATAATCTCCGCAGATTCTTGTCAACTCATACCGAAAACAGGCCGGCAATTAAATTAAAGTGCCTTCGCCCTGAATGTCAAAATAAAAGGCCAGACAAAAGGCCGTATTGTTCTTCAGAGTGCGCAAAACTTGATAAAAAGCGCCTTAAAAGCGCTGAAAATAAGGCCTGAAGGCCAGAGAATAATATGTTTATATGTTGTATAACATACTTTGAAATTTGTTGAATATCAAAATAATTACTATATTTGTTAATGAATAAATTGCCTATGAATGAAAAAAAGAAAATTTTGACGCTCATTATTCAAAAAAAGTTCTTCGACAAAATTATTTCAGGTGAAAAGAAAATTGAGTATAGGGAATTAAGGCCGACCACCTACCGTAAATATGTTGTTTGTGATTCGGAGGGTAATGCTGTCCTTGACCCGAAAACTGAAGATTTCACGCCTATAAAGTACGATTTCATCCAATTTTATGTCGGTTACAACAAAGACAGGGAGAGCGCATTGGTTGAGTGGAAAAGTGCAAAAATTGTGGTTTTTGTTGACGATAATGACGAGGTGATTACTTACGACTATTATGGGAAAGAGTATTGGCTTTCTCAAATAGAAATTGAGTTGGGCGCTGTCATAAACGTCAAAGGGCCGCCGAAAGAGGAATGAAGAAAATAAATGAGCAAATTAAGCCGGTTGATACAACGTCAGCCGGTTTTTTTTGTTACATTTGTGTTCAGAGATAAGTCACGGAGTTGTTTCATAAATGAAAGGGTTGAAGAAATGAGGACTAATGTTTCAACTTCAAGGTATCGTTCGCCTTCAAGGCGTGCGTTGTCCACATCATCCGGTGGGCCTCTTGGACGTGGTGGCAGATTTGTTACGAGAAATCAACAGTACCGTGACATTCGGCGTGGTCTTGGTTTATCCGGTGGGTAATGGGCATCGTTGAAAACACAAATGCGATGATTAGCACGGTCAGCGGGAATACTGGCCGTGTTATTCTATTTTATAGCGGTGGAAAAGACAGCATCGCCCTGCTGAACCTTATGTACCCGCATTTCAAAGAAATCATTTGTGTTTTTATGTATTTTGTAAAAGACCTTGAACACATTAACATTTTTCTCCGTGACGCTTTAATCAGATACCCGAATGTTCAGTTGGTTCAAGTACCCCATTGGGGATTGACCCATATTTTTCGTGCCGGCGTACTCTGCCCGAAACACTACGTCAGGGCAATGACCATCAAAGACATTGACGAAGGTATGCGGATTAAGTATGGCGTTGGCTATACTTTTTACGGTATGAAGAAAAACGACAGTATTCACCGGAGGCTTATGCTGAACACCTATGGCCACGGCGGTATGTTAAGCGGCACAAACAAAGTTTATCCTCTGGCCGACTGGTCAAATAAGGACGTTTTGCGCTACATACAAATAAACAGGCTTCCAAGTCCAATACAATATTCGACATTGAGTTCAAACGGCGTAACTTTTGACATCAATGTTTTGCTTTATTGCAGGAAAAATTACCCTGACGATTTGAAGAAAATATTCAATACCTTTCCATTGGCAGAACGACTTTTATTTGAATACGACTATGGCAGACGAACTAACAAAGTTTCAAACATCAATTCCGGCAGTAGTGCCGAGGTTGAGTATTAACAATGCACCGTACAATCCACGGAAAATCAGCGACTATGCGCTGAAAGAACTCAAAAAAAACCTGAAAAGGGTTGGTTTATTGGGCGGTATTGTGGTAAACAAGCGGACAATGAACATCATTTCAGGTCACCAACGGTTACTTGCCCTTGACCAAATTGAAAAAACGCAGGATTACAACGTGCGGGTCGAACTGGTTGATATGGACGACAAAACCGAAATGGAGCAAAATATTTTTATGAACAGCACCACGGTTCAGGGGCAGTTTGATTTGACTTTGCTCCGTGATTTAATCCCTGACATTGACTACGAGCAAGCCGGTCTGGATATATACGACCTGAACCAGATGGGCGTTGAACTACCAAAGGCAATGACCGTTGAGGTTGAAAATATTGCGGGGGAAATGGAGGAAATTAAGCAGATTTCTTCAGACCAGAGGCAGGCAGAGGCCGAAATGAGAAAACAGGCCATAAAAGACGTAAAACAGGAGATTGCAAACAAAGTAGGCGACAAAGTGGCTGACCTTGAAGCCTATGTAATGATATCTTTCGACAATTGGGAAAACAAGGCAGAATTTATGGGGCGCTTTGGTTTTGACCCTATGGATAAGTACATTAAGGGGGAGATTTTCAACGATATGGTGGAGGCTGTCATTGACGGCGAGCAAGAGTAAAATTTCCATTTTTTTACACTCATAAAAAGAGATGAAAAAACCGAGATTAGAAGCCTTTCAGAAGGTATGCAAAGCCAAAATGGGGAATATCACAAAAATTGCAGAGGCAATGAACGTGACCCGAAGAAGCGTGCAGAACTGGATTGAAAACGACAAGCGGTTTGCCGACTTTCATCAGGACACCATTGAAGGCCTTGTTGACCAATGCGAATCGCAGTTAAATATTCTCATTAACGGCATTCCACGGATTATTGACAACCGGTTTGAGGGGTGGATAGAGCGGCCGGACGTTGCTTGCATTCTCTTCACTTTGAAAACAAGGGGCAAGCAGCGGGGTTGGGTTGAGCGGCAGGAAATTATGAATATGGACAACAACGGTTTCCTTGACATTTTGAAACGAGCAAGCCAGAGGGAGGAAAAGGAAAAGAATGAAGCCTGAAGTTTTAAGTGAAAAAGAACTTGCCAACCAATATTCCAATCTTTTCAAAGAATGGAAGAAGGATTGGAATAAATTCGCTTATGACGTACTGAAAGCCGAACTTGACCCGCAGCAAAGGGAGATTTTGACGGCGGTTCAGAACAACAAAATGGTTTCAGTATGTTCCGGTACGGCCAGAGGCAAAGATTTTGTGGCGGCGGTGGCTGCCCTTTGTTTTATGTACCTGACACCGGAATTTGTTGGTGATGATTTGGTGGGTAATACCAAAGTTGCGTTGACCGCTCCGACTGACCGCCAGATTGGCAACATTATATACCCTGAAATTTTGAGGCTTTTCGATAGGGCGAAAATTCTTCACGGCCGAACCGTTTACTATGATATCCGCACCGATTATGCAGAGTGGTTTTTGACCGGCTTTAAGGCAGACGAAAGAAAACACGAGGCTTGGTCTGGATTTCACGCCGTCAACACAATGTTTGTTGTCACCGAGGCATCCGGTATTGCGGACGGTACATTTGCGGCCATTGAAGGAAACCTTCAGGGAAATTCAAAACTGCTGCTTGTTTTTAACCCAAACACAACCATTGGGTATGCTGCGAAGAGCCAATTTTCCAGTCGTTTTGTCAAATACCGGCTTGACGACCTGAATGCGCCGAACGTACTTGAAAAGAGGATTGTCATTAACGGCCAAGTTGACTATGAGTGGGTGAAAGACAAGGTTGAAGCGTGGTGCGAGGTTATCCCGAAAGACGAGTTCAATGAAGGGTTGGGCGACTTTGAATGGGAGGGGATAATGTACCGGCCAAACGACCTTTTTCGCATCAAGGTTCGGGGTATGTTTCCTAAAGAAGCGGAGGACGTACTTGTGCCGCCTCTTTGGATTGAGATTGCGCAGGAACGTTGGAAAAAGAAAAAGAGCGAAGCAGAGAAAATTCGCAAAACAGAAAAATTGCGCTTGGGGGTTGACGTGGCCGGTATGGGGCGTGACGGAAATTCATTTGCCTACCGGTATGGGGATTGGTTGGATATGGTGGAGTACAACAATTCAGCCGGACAGGCCGACCATATGAAAACCGCCGGAAAAGTTCATCAGGTTATGCGGGTGAATTACGGCTCTATGGCCTTCATTGATACCATTGGCGAGGGCGCAGGGGTTTACAGCCGTCTCCGTGAATTGGGTATGGTAAATGCCATTTCGTGTAAATATTCTGAATCCGCAGAGGGCAGGAAAGATATTACAGGGCAACTTGAGTTTCTAAATATGAAAGCGTATCTTTACTGGTGCATAAGGGATTGGCTGAACCCTGCCAATAACTTTGAGGCCTGTCTGCCGCCGGATGATGGATTGGCGCAGGAATTGGCCGAAACCAGATACGAGTTCAGTTCAATGGGGAAAATCAAAGTTGAGGACAAAGAGGCAATCAGGCAGAGGTTGGGGCGCAGTCCTGACAAAGCGGATGCCCTTGCCAATACCTTTTACCCGAAATTCTTCAGAGAAAACAAAAATGTCGGCGGTTATTTTAAAATGTAAACGAAATGGAAACAACGGTACAGGAAATTTTGAGTAAGCCATTCACGGAAATTCTGGCCTACGCTACGGACGTAACACAATTTGTCATACCATACGAAACCATTGCAAACCAGTATGAAATATCTGGACACAAGGTTTTTAACACAACTCTGCGACCCAAAAAAGACATCATTGAAGATACCGGACTGCTTGATACAAACGGAAACAAGGTTGAGCGACCGGCGCAAGTTGAGGTTTGCCGCATCGGTTATCCTGCCCAATGGCTTATTGTCGAAAGAGCCGTTGGGTTTCTTTTGGGTTATCCTGTAAAACTCAAACCGGTTGAATATGGCGAAGAAAAGGGTAAGGAAACACGCAAATCACTTTTTGAAGAAATACAGAAAATCTGGCGCAGCCAGAAACTTGACTACATGAACCGAAGCATTGCCAGAATCCTTTTTTCCGAGCGTGAAATTGCCGAAATATGGTATTTCATCAAAGATGCGGAGAACAAACCGAAACTGAAGGTAAAACTGGCCTATAACAGCAATAAAGACCTTTTGTACCCGAAATTTGACGAGTACGGAGATTTGGAAATGTTTTCACGCAAATACAGCATTGAGCGCAACAACGTCACCACGGAACATTTTGACATTTACACGGCCACCAGAATCCAATTCTGGGAAAGAACTACCGGAGAATGGGCAAAAACCGAAGATGTGCCGAATGATTTCAAAAAGATACCGGTTATTTATTATCGTCAGCCTAAAGCAGAATGGGAATTGGTTCAGTCGGCCATTGAGCGCTATGAGGATTCCGTTTCCAACCACGGAGATACCAACGATTATACCGGCTCACCAATTACGGTTGTTTCGGGAGAAATAAGGGGATGGTCGAAAAAGGGCGAAAGGGGGAAGGTGCTTGAATTGGAGGACGGCGCTTCGGTCAGTTACCTCACGGCGAATGGCGCACCCGAAAGCATAAAAATTGAGCGTGACCACGTGAAGGAAATCATTTTCTCCGGCTCACAAACACCTGACATTTCGTTCGGGGAATTGAAGAATCTGGGCGGCGTGGTTTCGGGTACGGCGCTTGAAAATATGTACCTTGATGCCCGAATGAAGGCCAAGACAAAGGAGGAAATTTTCGGGGAAATGTTTGTTCGCCGGTGCAACGTGATTAAGGCCGGCATTTGCAATGTCCTCAACGTGAAATTAAAATCAGAAGAAAACAACCTTGAAGTTGATGTTGAGTTTACGCCATTTGTTCCCAAAAACCTACAAGAAGAGGTTGCAACTATTTCCACGGCGAAAACAGGCGGTTTTTTGTCGCAAGAAACGGCAGTCAGACGACTGGCAATGGTTGAGGATATTGATGAAGAATTGAAGCGGCTTAAAGAAGAAACCGTTCAGGATGAACCTGACGAAAAAAAGGCCTGAATCTCTTCAGGCCTCACAGGGAAGCGGAGCATAGCCGGAATTTCACCGGCCGTTTTCACCGTCACGCCTTGGGAAGGCAACGTGGTTGCGTTTACCCGCCGGATGCCCCGCCGGTGGCCGGCCGTTTACCGGCCTTGTTTTGTGTAGCAAACCATTGAACAGTCGCTATTCGGATATGAGTTTACAATTCTCTGCGCTTCAGTTTCTGTCAAATTTCTAAAGAGAATTTTCTTTTTTGCAGATTTTCTATAAACTTTGAAAACCATAAATTTAGAATCATTCATTTTTTCAGATTTTGAAAATTAGAGAAATAAAAAACCGGCCGAAAAAATAAACGGCACAAATTACAATAAGCCAGATTTGTATTTTATCAGATTTTTTCATAGTTGAAAATTTAAGGCCGGTTTTTTAGGCCGGCCGGCCTTAAATTGAATAATATGAAAACAAAAGAAATTGTAATACTTTGCGAAAATTGCATCAACTTTTCACCTGAAGAGAAGAGACTTAAATACATTTGTCAGTCAATTTATAAAAATACGCCGGCAAAAGAAAATATTTCATTTTTTTACATAAATGAACGGTTAAACGGTAATTCTCAAAAGTGTAAATATTTCAAGCAAAAGTAAAAGGTTTGAAAAGATAAGCCGGCATTCAGTCCGGCGTGTTTTCAGTTTTCAGTTACCGGCCGCAAGGGTGGCCGGTTTTTTTGCGCCCAGACGGCGGCATATCCGGCCGGTGGTGGTGCATTTTGTCGAAAAAATCTTCATTTTGCCCTTTTCCCGCACGAATAAATAAAGTATTTTTGTAATTAAAAACGAAATGAAAACAGGCTTGAAATACGTTATCCTTGTGCGGCCGGCTGCCGGTGACGGCGAAATCCGAACCTTCAGCAACTACCGGTTGGCGTGTAACCATATATCCCTGAATTACAACACGTTTTTCGGTATGAAGCGCCGGCAGGGGTCGGATGCGCCGATAGAGGTAAACGGTTACATTGTCGAACGCAAAACGATTGAAAGATGATTGTTTTACCTCTTATCCTTCATTTCAACACCAAAGAGCATACTGAAAATTTGTGCCGTGAACTGCCGGATGCGGTTGTCATTGCGAACTGCGAAAGTTACGACCTTGACGTGCCGAACCGGATTATTCAACTTGGGCAGAATTATGGTTTTACCGAGGGGTGGAATAAAGGGGTTCAGGCCGCAATGGCGCTGACGAAGGCAAAGTATTTCTGGCTCTGCAATTCTGACATTATCCCCTACAAAGACTGTTTTCAAAACATTGAGCGCTCTGTACCGGAAATGCCCAATCTGGCCTTTTACGGCATTTTCACCCCAAACTACAATTGTTGGAATGAAGAAATCCGGCATCGTGACGGCTATGGTTTCAGGTCGCTCAAATTCATAGAGTTCACCGCTCCGGTTATTGCACGTTGGGTCTTTGAAAAGATTGGCTATTTCGATTCAAAGAATTTTCCTAATGGATATGGCGTTGAATACGACTTTTGTTTCAGGGCGCACAGCGCAGGGATTAAGGTAGGGGTACTTGACACGGCAGAATTTTATCATATCCGAAAGCAGAGCATTAAACAATTACCAGACCAACAGAAATACGAGGAAGAGGGATTGCGGCAACAAGGGGCGCTTTATGCGAAGCACCAAAACCACAACCTTTTCGGGAATATGCAATGGAAAGAAAACCGCAAGCAGAGGGCGGCGGTATATACAACGATATTCGGGAAATATGATATTCTTCGGTCAGTACCAGAGCAGTCGGTTGACGTTGATTTCATTTGTGTTTGCGATATCCCCCCAGACTGTGAAAACGCCAAGGCGGCCGAACAATGGCGAATTATGGTAATGCCGGCCAACGGCCATACCAGTAGCCGGATGCTTGCCAAGAATTACAAATGCGTGCCTTATGACTGCCCCGCCCTGAAGGAATACGACAACCTGATATTTATTGATGCTTCGATTAAGGTGACCAGTAGGGATTTTGTGCGGTTTAGTTTGGCCAATCTGACTGACGAGCGGTTTTCTGTTTCGCTTCACGGCAGCCGGACGAACATTTTTGATGAGGCCATAAAGTCGGCAAGCCTTGACAAATACCAAGGTCAGGACGTTATGGGGCAAGCGGAAACCTACCGTAAAAAGGGATTTACCGAACAGAGGCCGCTATATGAATGCGGATATATTGTTAGAAATATGCGCTCTGAAAATGTCCGTTCACTTTGCGGAACGTGGTTGAAAGAGTGCATTGCGCACACCTACCAAGACCAAATATCCCTACCTTTCGTTTGTTGGGTTTACCGGTTTACGCCTGCTACCTTCAATTCGGAAGTATATAAAAGCGTATGGAATAACAAATACTTTAAAGTGCTATGGAATCCAAGAAAGTAAGAAACCAGAAAAAAAAGTACGATTATGGCTGTCTGGCGGTTATCATCGGACTTGTAGCGTTTTACGCCGTAATGATTTACCTACTCATTAAATACTGATTTTATGAACATTAAAATTCTGATTCTTCACCACAACACGCCGGAGGTTACCAAGAGGCTATGTGAGGCCGTGCCAGAGGCTATTGTCATTGATAACGGTTCAGACCCTTCCAAGCGGCTGAAAGTTAAAAACCAAATCATTCAACTTGACAAGAATTACGGTTTCACAATCGGGTGGAACAAAGGTATGCAAGCGGTCGGCAAGGCAGACGCATACTGGCTTATGAACTCCGACATTGAAATAGACCGGCGAAGCGTTGAGCGCATTAAAGAGGCGGCAGCCAACAAGGAACTGGATATTTTCACACCGGCTTACAACTGCTTCATAAAGCAATGTCAGCCAAACTACGTGAAAGAGCCGACAGTTTTGGGAGCAATTGAATTTACTGCGCCGGTAATTATGGGTTACGTCATTGAGAAAATCGGATATTTCGATGAATCGTTCACCCACGGCTACGGCGTTGAGGGGGATTATTGCCTACGTGCCAGACAGGCCGGTTTCAGGGTCGGGGTAATACCGGATGCGGAAATGTATCATTTGGGGTCAACCACCATTCAGACAGTCGGGTTTCAAAAGTACCTGAAGGATGCGCACGCCGAACAGCATACGGCTTCATCACAAAAGTACGGCACAAATTACGCCCAGAAAATGTATGAGGGATGCGCCCCATACGACAGCGACATAAGAGGTCACGAAAAGGGAACAATTGGGGTTTACACCACGATTTTCGGTGACTATGACGACCCGAAGCCGCACGCTTGGTCTCAACTTGGAGTAAAATGGGTATGCGTCACCGACAACCCTGCCCTGAAGGCTGAAGGATGGGAAATGGCCGTTGTCGAAAAGAAATACCCAGACCCACGGCAGAATGCGAAATATTACAAACTGCACCCTTGGGAAGTGCCTGGTTTTCAAAGTGTTAATATAAGTATTTTCGTTGACGGCTCATTCAAAATTACCTCTGAAACCTTTGTGGAGTGGCATATCATCAGGCTTTTCAGTGATATGCTAAACTACCGGCATCCTGACAGGGATTGCATTTACGAAGAGGCCATTGTCAGCAAGTCAATCAAATATTACAACGGTGCGGAGATTGACCGGCAAATTGCGGACTATGCGCCGGTCGTGCCGCCCCACGGTGGCCTATGGGTATGCGGATTGATGGTGCGAAAACATACGCCGTTCATCAAAAAACTTATGGCCGACTGGTGGGAGCAGCAAATGAAATACACCCTGCAAGACCAAATCAGTTTTGCTTATGTCTGTCATATCAACAATTTCAAACCGACAACCCTGAAGGAGAATATTTACCACACCGGTAATTTTGAAATTGTGCCTCACCTGAAAGACCGGAAGGGTTATGTCACGCCAGAGCCGCCAAAGAAAACCCAGAATGTTGACAGAATCCACGTTATCAACAACCTTATTAACACGATGGGTTACCAGAAATATCTGGAAATCGGAATGGCGTTCGGCCACACGTTTCACGCCGTACTTTGTCAGGTGAAGGATGGCGTTGAGTTCAGGCCGCCAGACCCACGGCTTATGCCTACGTTCAAAATGACGAGTGACGAATATTTCGCCCATTTCAGGGGAAGGTTGAAATATGACCTCATTTTCATTGACGGAGACCACAAGAGAGAGCAAGTATTGAAGGACACACGGAATGCCCTTGAAGCGCTTGAAGAAAAAGGCTGCCTTGTTTTGCACGACACCAACCCGCCGAGCGCACGGTACACGCTCCCCGACCTTTGCAATGATGCTTACAAGGCCGTGGTTGACGTTATTTTTGACGAATCCCTGATTGTCACGGTTCACACAATCACCCTGCCGCAAGACCAAGGCAACGGCGTTACCGTTATCTGGAAGTCAAAGAAAAAATTCCCTGTACTTGACCCAGAAATGAAAAAGGAACTGTTGACCTATGAAGGGTTTGACCGGTTACGCAAAAGTGAATCCGGTATCTGGATTTCTGAAGAGCAGTTGTACGAAAAAATGAAAAAGAAATGAGAGTTTCCGTTTTAATGACGGTGAAAACCGTTAATGACAGAATGATTATATGGCTTGAAGAGGCTATTGATTCATTGGTTGGACAGACATATCAGGATTTTGAAATTGTACTGGTTGATGATGCGAGCCACGAAGATTTATCCGGTAAAGTAAGGTTAAAAGACTGGTATGTGAAACTGGAAAAATCCTACGGAATTGCCAACGCAAAAAATGTAGGCCTGAATTTTTGTACCGGCGACCTGATAGTGGTTTTTGACGGTGACGACATTGCCTATCCGAACTTGCTTGAAAAACAGGTGGAATTTATGGACACTCACCCAGAGGTTTCCGCTTGCGGCGTTCAACTTGAAGCGTTTCACTTTGAAACAGGCGAACCAATGACCCTTGGCGGAGGTTTCCCGACAAAACACCCTGCCGTGATTGACTATGAAATAGCGCTGCGCCTTGGGATTGAACAAAAAAGTTTCTGGTGGGCCAACCAACCTGCAATCTGTTACCGCAAGGATGCCGTAATGGAAATTGGCGGCTACCGTGAAGGCAAATTGCAGGGTCGCAACGTGGCCGGAATGGAGGATATGGTTATGTGGCTGCGAATGGTCAGGGTAGGAATGCGGATATGCAACCACCAAGAGGTACTGGCCAGATACCGGTGGAAACCAAGCGCCCGAACCTTTGACAATACCGAGTACCAGTTGGCGCTTAAACACGAACACGCAAATTTCATAATGGGTAAAATGGAATGAAAACAGTTTTGACAGGCAATGAAGAAAACGATACTGGCCTATGGCTATGGATAGAGGACGGTCAGGAAAAAATTCTCATTGACAGCGGCCTTAAACCATACGAGGCGAAAAAATATAAGGCCAAGATTGACAGGATGATTTCAAGATTCAGGGAAAAGGTAGTAGAGGATATTGAGTGCATTGCGACAGAGCATTACGACCCTGACGATTGGGATTTTCGCAACAAAATCAAGGCGTACAAAGAAAAAAAGGAATTGGCCGAACAGTAACTGACATTTTCAATCAAAATATGTTTAATTTCGTATTAACTAAATAAATTTGTACTTTTATGAAGGAAAAAATTTTAGCATTTCTGAAATCCCAGATACAGGGGGGTCAGGAAACCTACTTACAAGGGGTCGCCAACGACTTGAGCGAAACCATCACCGAAGAATCACAGATTGAAACCACCATTACGGATGGGGTCATTCGGGCAATCAAAAGCAGCCAAAAGTTCTTGCAATCAGAAACCGACCGAAGGTTGACAGAGGGGATTCAGACCTACGAGAAAAAGCACGGTCTGAAAGACGGAAAGCCGGTAAAAACGGAAACCGAGAAAAAACCCGATGAAACCAAAGGCGGCGAAGAAATGCCAGAATGGGGAAAGAAACTTTTGGAGTTGAACGAGCAATTGGTAGGCAAAATCACAACCTTGGAAACGGAGAAAAAAACCACCGTTTTGCAGGAAAAGTTGAGGAGCAAACTTGTGAACGACCTGAAAATTGACGAACACAACCTAAAGGACTTTAACCTACTTAACGGCGTGCAATTGGTTGAAGAATCGGAGATTGAAAAAGTCGCCGCCGACATCAAGGCTAAGCACGATGCAACTCTGCAATCATTGGTTGAAAGAGGGGTAAACATAATCCCGCCCAAAGAGGGTAATGCTGCGAGCGGGTTACTTGCCGACATCAAGGCGTGGGGAAAAGAAGAGAGAAAAGACAAAAAGTAGTATTCACAAAAAACCTTTAGGAAATGAATTATACAATTACTGCCCCTGACGCAGTTCTGAATGAACTCTGGCAGGAGAAAAGTATTTATATTCTGGCCGGCGGTTTCAAGTTGGATAAAACCAACCTTCCTACCGCATTGACGGCTCTACCGAAAGGGCAAATGTTGTATGTCAATTTCACCACACGGATTGCGTATGCTGTTAAATCTGCAAAGGTCTATGAGACCTATGTTGGAACGGAGACCAAAATTAAAGTGGAGAAGGGCAGTATCTTCGTTGCGACCGATTTCGTGGCACACGGAACGGACGTGATTGACGTTACGGCCATTGACACCTCAAATGCCCTGTATGACGAATTTACGCTGTCCTCACAATTGAGCGCAACCAATATTGCTGCCGGCGAAATTTTGTTTCAGGCGACTTCTGGCAGCGATGCCACACCGTTGCTTGCTCCCAACGCACTCAATTACATTGAGGTTGCCCCGCTCACCGGCACGCCGGCGGTCACCGCTCTTGGACGTGCATACGAAATCAAAACCAGTCTGATGCCCAATGGTATCAATGCTGCGCAAATTGCCTCACTTGGAGGTCGGTTTATGTTCATTTAATGAGGGAGGATTAAACTATGTCAACATTTAAACAACTGATGGACGATGGAAAGTTGTTCAAAACTTTCATTGACCAAGTAATGCAGAGAATGACATATACTCCCTTGTGGAAACAGTTTATGTCGTGGGATTATACGCCCACCCTGACCTTCCAAGCCTATATGGCTACCGCCGGAGCGGCCGTTGCCGGTTCTGTTATCAGTTTTGCTTCTGGTAAACCGGTTCGCAAAAGGCCTACCATTGGCCAGTTGTCCGGTACTTTGGGGCAGATTGGTGACGTATTCCAAATGGATGCTTTGATGATTCGTAAGGTTCTGGAACTTGAAGAAAGGATTGCCAGAGGCGAAGCGAATGTGCGTGAACTTTTTGATTTCATCTATGGTGACTTTGAAAAGGCTATCATTGCACCCCACAAAAGGCTTGACCATTGGGTACTTTCCGGTATGTCAACCGGCGTTATCACCGTGGACTTGGCCAACAATCCTGACGGCGTTCAGTTTGAAATTGACCTTGGTATAACTACCTATCCGGTTTACGGAGGCGCTTGGTCGCTGACCACCACCACCCACACGCCGCTTGCCGACATTCGTGCGGTTATGGATGCCCGCCGTGTTCTTGGGCAGATTCCGACTACTATGTATATGAGCCGGAACACCTTCAACAAAATGGTTAAGGCTACCGAAATGGGAGTTTTCAGCCTTGAAATGACCAAAAATGTGAGGGTGAACCCGCTGAACTACATTACCGTTGAATTGGTGAACACCTACCTTTCCGCTCTTGGACTGCCGAACATTGTCATTATTGAAGCGCCACTTGCGCTGCCTGATGGCACTATGGTCTATCCGTTCGCTGACGACAGGGTGGTTTTCACCAACACTCCGACTTTGGGAACGATGCAATACAGTTACGCCATTGAACAGCGTTCGCCGAGGGTGGGGAAAACCTACACTACGGTTGACAACGTTCTGGTGGCCTCTTATGAAAACAATGAGGGCAGATTCCTTGAATATGAACTCAACGCTTTCCCCGCTTTTGAGGCCTACAAGCAAATGGCGATTTTGCAGACCAACGTACCGTATTCAAGTTAGTGAGCAATGACCAATCTGGAGAAGATAAAAGCGCTCTGCCTTTATCCTGTTAAGGAGCAATCATTTTTGTCGGCATTAGAGGACAGGGGGATTACAGGGTCGGCGACCTTTGTACCAACTGACACCGTGCAGGTAAAAAATATGCAACTTGCAAGGGCAGACGTTTATGTTTTGCTTTTGACCGCTCCGAACTCCATATCTGAAGGGGGTACATATTCAATCTCCGCACCCGAAAGGGAAGCGCTGAAAGAAATGGCCGAATCCATTTATGCGAAATATGGGGAGGAATTAAGCGCACCGTTGAAACGACCCGCAGTAAGAGCCAAAACGCCGTGGTAACACAATATCCAGACCATATCACAATCAAAATACCTGACACCTACGAGCAGGACATTGATACTGGTAACTTTGGAAAAACCGTGTTAAACGGAACTATTGACTTTGACTGCCGTGCAGATGAAGCGATGCCGGCCGACACCGGAAACGTGGACGGAGTGGAGACGCAATACAATTTCACGATTTATGCAGAGCCTATGAGCGGAACGAACATTCCTCTGGGTTCTGAATATACGCTGAACAGGCGGGGCGTAACATTCACCGGACGGATAAAAGGATTTGTACCCAATCAACTGAACACGGTGCTATGGGGTTGAGACCGAGATATAATGCAAGGGATATTGCGATTTACGTTTCACACGTAATTGCAAATGCCGAAAAAACTATCTTGGACGTTCTTCGCTCCGAAGGGAAAGCATTCGTTGATGATGCAAAGGGTATGACCTACGCAGAGGGGGGATTTCGGGATAATACCGGAGTATTGAGAAGCAGCATCGGATTTTACTTGTTCGCAAAAAGCACGTTGATAGAAGAATATTTTGAGGGAGAGCCGGAAGGCAAGGTGGCGGCCGACCAAGCCGTTGACACAATCCCACGAATTAACGGATATCAACTGATTGGAATTGCGGGTGCGGATTATGCAGCAGAAGTTGAATCAAGAGGCTTAAACGTAATTACGGTACAATCCACGATTGCATTAGTGAACATTCGTACACATTTATTGAGGGCGACAAGGGGATTATGACGACCAACGATGCAAGAAATATGATTTACGATAAGGTGAGAGAAATTTTCCCTGATTGTAACATTTACAAGCAAGAAAAGCCAGACGACAAAATACACGATGTCTGGATAGTTGTCAACACCCTGCCGCTTTCTGAAAAGGTGGGTTCATCAGACCTTGGAATTTTGCAGAGTTTGGCGGTGAACGTAAACATTCACGTCAAGGACTTGGCGAAGGGCCAAACTGATTTTGATACCATTGAGAGTATGACCAACACTTTTGTATCTTACCTTCCGTTCGTTGAACCAACAATGCACGCCTATTTTGGCCGTGAAAATCTAATCCGTGAATTGGACAAACTATCTCACTATCAGAACATTCAGTTAAATGTATATCTAATAAATAATTAAGGATATGGCAGAAATTATGACAATCGGCTTGACCCATATCAAAATGGGTGCAGTCGGAGGAGACGGAGGGATGGGAACATCGCTCACCCCTATTGGTGACGGCCGAACCTTGGCAGGAACGGCCAGACTTGCCAAAGATGAAGATGAACTCACCGAGTTTTACGCAGAAGAGGTTGACGACCCCATTTACGCATCCCTGAAAAAGGGGAAAACGAGGCTTGAATGGACTATCGTGGACTTTACAGCGTCCGAACTGGCGAGGATTATGGGTGGTAAAGACAATGGAGGGGTATGGGAAGCGCCGGCAACGGCACCCGACATTGAGCAATCAATTGAGGTTTTGACCAAAACCAACCTGAAAATTGAACTTGTCCGGTGCAAGATTCAGGCGAACTTTGACACCACACTTGGACGTGCTGAACTTGGTCAGGTTCGTGTAGTGGCAACGGTGCTTAATCCCACCAAAGCCGCAACTCCGCCGTACAAAATCAGCAAGTACACACCGCCTTCATCTTAACCAATGAACTGGAGATTGCCCCGACCGTAACTGGTCGGGGCAATTGTACTTTATGGAGAATGTGGAAATAAAAGCAGGGCAAACCCTTACAGAACAGGGTATTCCCTTTCATTTGCGGAGATTGCCGAAAAAGAACGGTTTGATAAAAAGACTTTTGCGAAAGGCCGAACAGTCGGAATTTGAAGAGTTTGAAATCAAACCGTTGAAATTCGGCACGTTGATTTACATTAGCGAGGTCGCCTGCGATATCCCTGATGTCAAAGAAGAAAAAACCATACTTGCGTATGCCTTGGAAAACCCAGAATTGTACCGGAAAATCTTACTGGCCATATCATACGCAATACTGAACGACAAAAAACAAATTGAAGAACGTGGAAAATCCTTTGCCAAAGAACTTGAATGGCGGTTAGAGCCGCAGGAGGGGTTCAGGCTTTGGGTGGCCATAACGTCAATGATGAATGTCGAAAGTTTTTTTTTCACTATAAATTTGATAAAAGGAAAGAATCTGCTGACGACACGAGATACAAAGGCAACCGCAGCCTCTGGGGTACGGTCGGAACAGCAATTAAAGAATACGGCCTGACCTACAACGAGGTTTTATGGGAAATGTCCTATGTAAATCTAATGCTGATATTTGCAGACGCACCGTTTTATGAGCCAGAGGATAAATTAGACCCGAAGGGAAAACCAATCAAAACGGTTGCTGAAGCCGAAACACCTGAAGAACTTTTAAATTTCCTGAAATAATGCCAACAAATTCAACAGGCGGTAGCCTCTATTTCGATGCCGGAGTAAACATTGAACAGTTATTGCGAGATTTTGAAAGGGCAAGGCAAGCGGCGGGAGATTTTACCCAAAAAGCCATCCAAGAAGGGCAAAAGATGGACGACACCTTTTCCAAATTGGGGCGGCAGATGGCTACGTTTTTCTCAATTGCGGCCGGCGGCGCACTTGTAAAGCAAATCATTGACGTTCGTTCGGAGTTTCAGCAACTTGAAATTTCGTTTGAAACGATGCTGAAGAGCAAGGAGAAAGCGGACGTACTTATGAAGCAAGTTGTCGAATTTGCTGCCATTACTCCGTTTGAACTTACCGACCTTTCCGGTGCAACAAAGAGTTTATTGGCGGTAGGCGTTGCCGCAGAGGACGTTATGGGCATAATGAAAAGCCTTGGTGACATTTCTGCCGGCTTGAACGTGCCTATTCAGCGCCTTATCCTGAACTTTGGTCAGGTGAAGAATGTTGGCCACCTTACCGGAAGGGATTTAAGGGATTTTGCAATGGCCGGCGTACCTCTTTTGGACGAACTGGCAAAAAATTACGGCAAAAATACCGAAGAAATAACCGCAATGGTTTCTGCCGGCAAAATAGGGTTCAAAGACGTTGAAAAGGCATTTGCGACAATGACCGCCGCAGGGGGAAGATTTGACAACCTTATGATTAAGCAGTCAAAGACCCTCAACGGAATGATAAGCAACCTGAAGGATGCGTGGGCCAGAATGCTTAATGAAATAGGCGAGGATAACGAAGGAATTGTAACTGACGTTATCCAGAAATTGCAGCAAATGGTCGCCAATTACGATGTGTATTTGGAGGCTTTGAAAAAGATAATTGTAATGTATGGGGCGTACCGTGCTGCGGTTGCCCTGACTTATGCCGTGAACTCCGTTGGAAAAGTTATGGCAATGGTGAAGGCATATAATACATACCGAGCAAGCCTGACCGCCGCCGCCGCCGCCCAGAAAGCGTTTAATCTGGCCACATTGGCAACTCCGATAGGTTTGGCCACGGCCGCCATTTCCGGATTGGTTTATGTACTGGCGAAATTCGTATTTCAACAGGGCGAAGCAAAAAAGGCCGTGAAGAAATTCACAGAATCCATGAATGAAGGGCAAAAGGCCATTGACGATGAGTTTTTCAAATTGGCTTCCCTGAAGAAAGGCACGGATGAATACAAGGCGCTCAAAGATGAAATGAGCAAAAAATACTCTGTTTACCTTAAAGACCAGAGGGATGAAATAAAGAACCTTGACGATATGGCCGGCGCACAGGCCGAGGTGAACAAGCAAAAGCGGGAAGAACTTGCCCTGAAGGGTCAGGCAGATGCTATAAATGCGGTCGAAGATTCTTTTGCGGCAGCAGTAAACAAGGGAGAGGCAAAATTTAAAAAAGTCATGTTAAACAGGCTTGGCGGCCAATTGGCGGCACAGGCTTGGTCAGAAATGCAAGATTTAAAGGAGAAAATTAAGAAAGGCGGCATTGATGTCAATAAAGAAAGAGAGGCATTCTTAGAAAAATATAACCTCTTATGGGATTTGGGTTTTGTCAAAGTTAATAAACAAAAAGACGCATGGGATTCAGTTACGGATTTATTAAATACTTATGCAGACCAGAGCAAAGAAACCGCAAGAGTTGTTGAAGAAACACAACCATTTATTGACTACGAATCGAAGAAAGCGGATGAATTAAAGAAGAAGGCCACCAATGAACAGAAAAAGGCGTGGGCAGACCAGAAGAAAATTGCGCAGGATGAATTGGCCGCCCTGAAAAAGAACTCATTGACATATTACGAGGATAAAACCAAAATCGAAGAGAAAATAGCCAACCTGACAGCGCAAATGGAAGGGAAGCCGGTCGTGGTTTCCGTGCAGGATGAAGCCTATTGGGGAAAAATTAAAGAAGCGATTGAGGCAGATTTAAAAAAACTTGACCAGAACAATAAAAAAGACGTTGAACTGCGGGGAATCCTTCAGACGCAACTTGACAAAATTGAGGGAAAGTTAGAATGGTATGAGAAGCCGGAAAAGCGGAGCAAAGAAGAAGAAACTGCCGCCAATAAACTGTACCGTGAAAAGAAAAAGCAATTCGACCTTCAGCAGGAATTGTCGGATATGGCGCAAGCAACAGAATTGGCAAACGCAGAAGCCGAGGTTGAAGCAATGAAAGAAGGATATGCCAGAAGGCTTGCTGCAATAGACGTTGAACACCAGAAAGAAACACAGAAAATTGTCAATGCACGTCAGGACAGGATTGACGCTATAAATGAGGCAAACAAGAAACTCCCAGATGATGCGGGGTATATTACCGAACTTCCCCCTGAAGAGGAAATAATGTTTATTGAGCAAGCGACTGCGTTGGCACAAAAACGTAATGCGGCAATTGTGGCCGAAGAAGAAAAGTCTGCGGAACAAATAAAAAAGATTCGACAAGAGTTGGCAGAGGTCTGGCAGACCGACCTTGAAAGAGAATTGGCGCAGACCAAAGTAATGTATGCCGAAATGCGGAAAGAGGCCACAGATGCCCTTGCCGGCGCTTCAAAAGAGGCCAAACCGGAAGCGCAAAAAGTTGTTGACAGCATTGACGATGCCCAAAAGAAAGCAGAAGCGGAAATCAACGCCAAGTACCGTGTTAAGGATTTGGAAGCCGAAAGGGAACTGGCCATAAAGAAACTTGAACTTCAGCGGGGCGGCCTTGATTCTGAAGAGGTCATTGCAAAAAAACGGCTTGAAATAGAGAAGAAAACGGCAGAGGCCATTTTGGCAATTTACAAGGGATTAGACCCCAAACTGTATGCCAACCAGATTAAGGAACTGGAATTGGCCATTGCAGAGGCAGACAATCAGATTAGCAAAACGAGGTTGAAGCAGGGGGGGCAGGAATATGTGCAGAGGCAGAAAAATCTGAAGGTTCTTCGTGATGAATTGAAATCGCTGAAACAGATGCGGGAGGAACTTAAAAAGGCGGGCGCTTCAGCAAAAGATATTGCCAAAGTTGACGAGGCAATCAATGACACAAAGGGTTCAATAAAAAAATTCACGGACGAAGATTTAAAGGCTTTGGCTGAAGGGTTCGGCCAGTTTGCGGATATCCTTGGTCAAATCAACCCTGAACTGGAAAACGTTTCCGGCCTGATTAGCGGTGCGGCCAGAATTGCGGCCGGTGACATTATGGGCGGTTTGATGCAGTCAATAAAAAGCATTGACGGATTATTCAAGCAACAGGAGAAAAAGAGAGAGGAAGAAAAAGCAAGAGAGGCCGAAAATACCCAGAATATGCTTAATGTTATGGGAGAGGCCTACGAGCGCCTTGGCCGCACAATTGACAAGGCCTTGGGGGTTGACCGGCTGAAATCCTATCAATCGCTTTTGGGTTCGCTTGCCGGTAATTTCAACGTCACGGTTGGGCAACTTAACAAGGAAATTGAAAGCCATTGGGCCAATTACATCAAACTGCAAAAGGCTCAAATGAAATTGCTCAACAGGGAGGATTTGCCGGAGGTATTAGAACCGAGAACGAGGTACAGAGACGCTATTTATGGATTCACTTTGGATGAAATGGATAGGGTAATTGCTGCCAACGAGCAGACAATGAAATATTTGTATAACCACGCAGCGACAACGGACGATGAAGCGTTCAAATTGCTTGTTGACGCATACGAGGGGTATATAGAGGAAATCTATGCCCTGAAGAAAGAGATTCAAGAGGCATTCACCCAGACCACACAGGAGGATATTGCGCAGTCCATTGCTGACGGTTTCCTTGAAGGACGCAATTCGATGGAGCAGTTCACGGATGATTTTGAGGCAATGATGAAAAAGGCGGTACTGGCCGGTTTCAAAAACAATATCCTCAATCAGGCAATGGACGACTTTTATGAAGAGTTTGCCCGACTTTCTGGCGACAAAGAAGGCCTGACGAAAGCAGAGATTGAAGAATTGCGGAAATTGTACGCTCAAATCATCGAAGATACCAATACCACTTGGCAGGGAATCAAGGAACTTTCCGGCATAACCGAAGAACTTGACACCGAGGCAGCAGAAGAGGGATTGAAGGGCAAAATTAAAGGCATCACCGAAGAGCAGGCAGACCTTTTGGGTGGCATCCTTATTTCTATGCGTGAATACCAGATTAAGGTTTACAAGGCGCTTATGGGCGTACTTTCCGGTGGGAAAGTTGTTGTCGAAGCGGAGAATGAACCGCCGGATGCTGAACTGAAAACCTATGAACAGGGCATTTACGACAATGTGAAGTTGATTTTGAACCAAATGTATATCATCAGGGAATCAATTGATGCGCAAGTAGCAGAATTGAGGGCGTGTTGTGATGAAAATAAGGTTGACAGCCTTGGAGCAACGGCCGAAAACCAGATGAAAATGTACGAGGTAATGGTTCAGCAACTTGAAGCCTTGAAGAATATTGGCAAGACTGCGGAAGATGGGGTAGAAGGCGAGCGGGGCAGAGACAGGGGTTCAGAAGGATATCGCAGACCGCCGAGCGGAAACAAAGAGCCGCCAACAACAGACGAAAGAGACAGGACGAGAAGCGAAGTGCCGCAACTGATTGATGCCCTTGAAAGCGGTAAAATCAAAATTGACGACCCGAAACTTAATCCTGACGAATTAAAGCCTTTTGCCGATGATATAAAAGCGCCAATGCTGAAGAGCGCCACAATACAGGAAAGTGCGTTACAGGCGCAGCAAGCGGCAGACATTGAACTGAAGAGCCTTTTGCTATCCATAACCGACCAACAGCGGCTTGGGTTTATGGCCTTCAATGAAATGCGTTCGTTTGACCTGACCGGAATCAGGGCGCAATTACTTTCGGCAAACGACCTCAACAGGCTATTTTATAACGAATTTTTGAGCATCAAACAGTTTTCATTGCCGGAATTGATAAATTTAAACCGGCAGATTGCAAAAAACACCGAGTACAACCGGATTTTGCCAGAAATAAGAAATGAACTGGTTTTGCTGAATCAATACATCAAGAACGTGTAATGAGCGCCCAAGAAAAAATAAGCGGAGTTGAAATATCAACCTATGGGTTGAGGCTGACGAAGTTTGAAAACCACGTTCAGTTGCCGCCCTATAAAAATATCCTTGAAGAGAACGATATGAGCGAAGAAATGAGGATATTGGACGAGGCTAACGTTGAGGTTGAATTGACCGGAAAATATGCAAGCAAGTCCGCATTAACGACAGGCATCGGCAATTTTCAGGCCAAGATAAAAAGCCAATTGGTTCAATTGTGGTATTTCGGAAACCTTAATTTCAACCAGTATTGCGTTGTGAAAAAGGGTATGGCCGTGGTAATTCACAGGGGGAACATTGCAGTTGTCCGGTTTACATTAACGGTAACCAGTAACGTATGAGTTGGATATTTGGGAGCATAGATTTTGAGGCCTACGGCGTTTACGTCAGTAAATCGGAAGGGGTACTGAATATGCCCACCCTTGTCACCGAGGGTACGAACTGGCTTGATGCAGACGGCCTTCAATACTGGCAGGGAAGCGGGGATATGCGGTACAATGACCGCACCATATCCCTGAAATGTTTCATTGCTGCCGCACCTACCGAAACCGATGGAGGATATGAAGTTTTTCTGGCCAAGGTTCAGGCGTTTTTTGATGCCATTCTTAACGAGGGTTGGGCAGATTTCGTCACCCCATACGGAACAATCGAAACTTGCCGCATAAAAGACGGCGTTACAGTCACAAGGGAGAAATCCTATTTATACGATGAACAAATAGGCACTTTTGACCTGAATATTCACGTCAAAGAGGATATAAATTACCAGTATTATAATGTCATTGACTGGAAAACCTTTTTGACAAAATACACCATTCGTACCGACAACCTTGTGGTAAACAGAATGTTACAGGGAGAAAGTTACGCCACGTGTTCATTTGAGGTCAAAGATAAACCCACCTTTCATATCTGGGATTATGTGATGATTAACACCAATGGGGTGAGAGCCGAACCCTATTATTTCCTTCACGAACCGGATATAAAGAAAATCAGTACGAACAAATATGCGGTAACGGTCAGGCTTGACCACGGTTCAATCCTGCTGAAACAGGCAACATTTCTGAACTCAAATTATGAGGCAGATTTTTATATGTACGCCAATCTGGATGAAATTCTGGATTTGATTATTGATGGCGGCAACCGGTTTGTCGGACTGACGAAATTTACAAAAGGTGAGATTGCACCAACCAACAATAAACTCCATAAATTCACGTGTGAAAACTGTTACGACCTTCTGAAGAGACTGGCATCCGAGTATGAACTTGAATACGATATCAGGTGGCCGGCGAGCGGGTCAACGTACATAATTGACATAAAACAGAAAATTGGCAGAGACACGGCAATTACTCTGGAATATGGCAAAAACAACGCTATGTACGAGATAAGCAGGGGTACGCCTAACCGGAATGAACTGGTAACCTGTCTCTATGCTTACGGCTCAAACAAAAACCTTCCGATGGATTACCGAGGCGGCAAAGACCGGCTTGAATTTGACGGCAATCCCTTGAAGTTGAATGATGATGATAATATGCCCATTGAACTGTCAAAAACGTGGGATGATATTTTTCCACGGCGACAGGCAAAGGTTGGCGGCTACTATTATAAGGCCAAAGTTGATTTAACCAATAAGGAAAAGCAGAATTTTCCCAACGGCATTTTCAGAATTGAAGATAAGAGCATAAATTTCAGACTTGACCTTGATTCCGATAATGGGGGAGTTTTACAGGGCGGCACAACGCCGAAGGTTTCTATGCTTGACGGCCCTTGTGCCGGATTGACCTTTGATATAAAACTGTATGACCACGAAAACTTTTGGATTTACCTGATTCAGTACGAGGACGAGGCCGGCAACAAATACCCAAACCCGACCCACCCCATTGTGGCAGGAAACCTCTATACCCTGACCGACATTGTTCTGCCGAAAGTTTACAGGGATGAAGCAGAATTGGAACTGAAGGCGGCAGCCACGGCATTCATTCAAGAGTATTCTGTTTTGAAATATCCCTATACGGCCATTTTGCACCCGAAATACACCGATGCGCTTTCCTCAAAACCCGAAGTTGGCGACCGTGTAACGGTAATTGACGGCGACCTTGGCCTGAACGAATACCGCAGAATTGCGGAGTTGAAATATGAGGCCGGAAAACGGATTTATACCCTTCACCTTTCAGAACATCGGCAGTTGACATATCGGGATAGGGTTAAGGTTTTACTGGACGAGTTCAAGCGAACCCAGAGTGCCACCGACCAAGCGAACGCCCAGACGATGCGCACCAATCAGGAAACCACTAAAGAACTGAAAAACAGGCTATTTGACCCTGTTGATGAATTGTTAGATGCGGACAAAATAGTTCGGAATGAGAGCATTGACCCCAGAATGTTGGCCTTTGATGCCGGAGTGCCGCAATGGTATCTTCAGGGGTGCATTGTTTACACGCCTTGGATGAATGAGACTGACAGGGTTTACGTTTCGCAGGGCAAAATAATTGTCAGTAACTGGCCGGATAATGTACTCACCAGATACAAAATTTCACTTGACCGGCCGAATTATCTGCCAATCAGGGAATGGAATATGGCTGCCATTGACTTTACCCTGCCGACTGCTGACGTTTATTATTTGCACGCAAAATTACCTTTGGAGGCCGGCGCAACCAATGGAACGTTTCATTTTGAAACTCTTCATCGGGAGGTAAAATATTTCATTGAGGACAACTACCTCTATTACCGAATGGGTACGATTTACGTTTCCGGTTCGCCACGGCTTGCCGAAATGCTCTGGGGCAATGTGGGGTATTTGCCGGAAGCGCCGGTTGACGGCCGCCTGTATCTGCGAAAGGATAAAACGTGGGTAACGCTTGATTTGAAGGCTCTGGCCAAGACGCATATATACGGCAGTTCGGAGGTTGTAGCCACCTTGCGGGTTCAGGGCGGTATGGCTGTTGAAATAAACGGCAGTTCGGAGGTAACGGGATTCATTAAGGATATCAACGCTCTCATTAGCACGATATCGGGGAGTTCAGAGGTTGTTGCTGCCCTGCATAGTGCGACAGCAGTAAAAGTAGAGGTTATTATCAATGGGGGGTCTGTTGTCGTTGGTACGCTTATACCGAAGTATGGAGGAGGGATAGCAGAGGTAATAACAGACCTTTCGGTAACAGGTGACGGAACAGCAGATGCCCCCATTACTCTTGTAAACGATGAAGAAAGCCCCGGTACCTC